GCTGAAAGCCGAGATTGGAAGCACCCAATTCAGAGCCGAGACGAAAAAGCCGAGATGACGGGCTCATTCTCTTGAATCATTCCCGAACCGCAAGAGAGAAAACACTCTCTACGGGTAAGGGGATGATTTGCTCAAGTCCCCTACCTCAAATCAAAGCAGGTTATTATTTAATAGATAACTCATTATTAATATAATTACAATGAAAGAAACAAATCTTAAATATGAAGCATACACAGATGGTAGCTGTGATAACATATCTCCTTATGGAGAAGGTGGTTCTGCCTATATAATACTTAAAGACGGTGTAATAATAAAAGAGTCTAAAAAAGGATTTGTTGGCACTACGAATAACCGCATGGAAATGCTTGCCATAATAAGTGCTGTTAAATCTGTTCCTAAAGGAGCTACATTAACCGTATATACCGATTCTCAATATTGCATAACAAGTTTCACGAACTGCAAGAAGCCTAAAAAGAACTTAGACTTAATAAGCCTTTATCATCATTGCGCCGCATCGCTTCGTGAAATATGTTTTGTTTGGGTGAAGGGGCACAACGGTAATGAGTATAACGAGCACGTTGATAGTTTAGCGTATTCTGCTTACGAAGATATTGTAAAGAAATACAATCTTCCAAGAACAAGAGTTGGAAGGGGAAGATAGTCATTAATAACCGATTGTAAACATTTCAAAGAACGAATTATGAAAAAAAGAAAAAGCACTAAACGCTATATCGAATCAGAAGAATCAAGAAAAGGTTTTGAAATACTAGAAGAAACTAAATCTAATCTTCTTCATGAAGTGTATTCTATCAATCAACCTTGATTGTTGTACTTCTGATAATAGAAATAGCAATTCATTATTTACTCTTAATTATACTTTTTTTCCAATAATGCAATCAACCTGTTTATTTGTTCCTGAAACATTTCTATATTCTTTTGGTTTTGATTAATCATATTCACAATAATTTCCATGCCGTTTTTGTCAAATGGACATTCTAAATATATATCCTTACCGTTTACGTTAACCCCATGTACACTTGAGTTCTTGATATCTCCAATGGATTGATTGTTTTTTAGCATTTCTCCTTTTCCTTCCATAAGCCAGTCGTTATTAAACATATTATCAAAAGCATTATTAAATTTAAGAATAAAAGTATTGGTGAGGTAACTTTTATTACCACTAAACGCTTTAGATACACTTTCTTTCCTAACTCCCATTTTATCTGCAACATTTTGTTGAGATGATATAATACCTACATTTTTTAGATAATTGTAAGCCGAAATAATACGTTCTCTTGTTTCCATAAATGTTAATTATATGTTAAATATCTATTGTAAAGTTGGTATATTACCAACAATATCTATCTTTGCAATGCTGTTAATAAACAACAATATCAACAAAGTTGCTAAATAACAGCGTTCGCAAACATAAAGAAAAATAAAATAACAAACAAATATAATGGAAAATATTAATACGATAGTTATCAAAAAAATATCACCTGCTGAAACATTAAAAAGTATAGCAGTCGGAGAAACAAGGCTTATTAAAAGTAAAGCAATAAAAGAAAATGTTGTACGTGCCACTATGTCTAGATTGAATAAGATTGGATATAACTTTATATCTAGAAGTGGTGTTGACGGTACCATTGTGACAAGAATCAGATAATAATTTATTAAGAATAAGCAAAATGAAAAAGGTAAATATAAATTACGGTAAAGTCCAACCCGTCAATAAGATATGGCTAAGCAGGGAAGAGGCAATGTGTTTCCTAGGCTGTGCTGATGATTATCTGCGCAAAGTTAGGGAGAGTGGGCAAGTATCGTTTTGTCGTGATGGGAGAATGATATGGTACAATGTAAATTCATTGCAAAGGTACATAGAGAAACATAAAGTGATTTGATTATTATTTCTTCCCTCCCGTAAGATTCGGGGTAACAACCGGTTTAAGCCGTTGAGGGGAACTGTTCAAAGTTCTTTCACACATTGTAAATGCTTATATGGTGTAACTCATAAGCCGTATAATGCAGACAAACGGACTGATTATAGGAGTCAATACCAGCAGGGATGCCGTGACGTATTGAGGGTCTATAATAATTGATTGAACATACTTTCGGTGCACCGATTTGTCCTTAGTGCATTAAGTAAACTTGGTTGGGCACAAGTACCGCCGGAAGGTCTAATATATCCCCTCCCGTAAGATTCGGGGTAACAACCGGTTTAAGCCGTTGAGGGGAACAAACTCATAATTAAAATGACATGAACGAACTAAAACAATTCAAGGATTTGGTTTTTAAACAACATGAAATGACTAAAAATGCATTTCTCTTACCTTCTTCCATCCGTGAGGAATATATGAACGCAAAGCATGCTAAAATGCAGTTTGAGAACGGATATGGAATAAGTGTATTAAAAGGCACTTTGTTCTACTCCAACGGTATTGATACTTATGAGGTTGCAGTTCTTGATAATAATGGAATTTGCTATAACACTTCAATAACAAATGATGTAATCGGCTATGTAGATGCGGATGAAGTATCTAACATAATGAAGCGAATACAAGAACTTCCACCAGTGGTTCAGTAAACTTCCCCCAAAATAATATTATGAAAACAGCTAATTTTATCATGTCTATATTTGCCGCACTATGCTCCTTAGGAATGATTTATGGTGCGATAGTTACGGAAAGCCCTATAAAATCCGTATCGGTGATTATATTTTCTATTATCTCATTATTTTGTGTGAAATTGGTGGTAATGACATATAAAGAGTTAAAGGAATATGAATGATTTTTTCATCTAGTTTTTTTGTTATTTCATAAAGTTAATGTTGTGTGAATATAGGTACGGAATTTCACCGTCCATGGTTGGTACTGTCTAAGGTAATAAACATAAATAATCATCTGTTCTAATCTCTACTTTCATTTAACGGATAGTACGGCGGTTCGATTCCGCTGACGGTGGCTGTAAGTTATCATAAGTGATAGATTAAGTCGTTTAGGTTTTGCTCCTGTAGTCTGTGAAGATAACAGGAGCTTTTTAATTGGAAACAAGTTAAATTATGGATATAAATATAATAAAGGAGAAAGCCAGAGAGTATGCAAATGGTATACATGGGATTACGCACAAAAGAACAGCATCGGTGGATTTTGAGAAAGGTGCTCAATTTGTTTTGGAATCCATGAAATGGAGGAATGCAGAAAAAGATCCTCCACCATTGGACACAAGAGTGCTTGTGAAGAGTTCCGGGAAATTTGTGAATACCGGGATGTTGGTATTCGATAGTGAGCATAAGAAGAACATTTGGATATGTGGAAATACTAACCGGGCATGGGACATTGATTTTTGGAAACCATTGCCACAATAATTAGATAAACTTAAAATGAATGGTTATGAAGAAAGGTGATAAAGTACGTGAGATAGGTGATACGCTGACAGGTACGATTGTTTATATCGCTAACGGATATGCTGATGTCAAATATCCTAATATGAAAGGTGTATGCTCATTGCCGATCCAATTTCTTGAAAAGGTATGAGAACTATAAGCCAGATAAGCGATGAATTGGAAAAGCTTTATTCAGAGCTTGATATAGTCCAGTCAATGAGTGAGGAATCGGTAAGGCTCACATTCAATGCTGAATGTAAGGGCAAGTATATATCCTTGCTTAATGAAGAAATCGATTCTCTAGAAAACGAACTTGAAGAAGTGGAAAGATATCATGGCAGGAAGCGGAACTTTGTAAGGACTGCGGACCTGCCTTTTTTGTGTTGGTAAAAGCGAACATTTTAAAATTTAAATATTATGCCTATAGTTAAGAAAAATGATGTTTTACCGGAGCGTCCTGTAATTATTGTATTATATGGAGTACCCGGAAGTGGGAAAACCTCAGTAGCTACAACAGCGGATAATCCTTTATTGATAGATTGCGACAGGGGGGCAGACCGCGCAGTACAACGTTGTGATACCATAATGGCTAAATGTTGGAAAGATATTGATTCAGAACGTGAATCTATGAAAGATTACAAAACAATAGTTGTCGATACAGCCAAATCAATGATAGACGATTATCTGAGTCAATATGCTATTGACAATAATTATAAATTGAAAACAAATACTTTAAAACGGTTTGGGCAGATGGGCGAGGACTTTAAAGAGTTCGTCAACTTTCTTCGCTCGAATGGTTCTGACATTGTTTTTATATGCCATGACAAGGAAACGGCAGACGGTGATGTGATAAAGCACTCTCCGGATTGCACAGGGCAATCAAAAGACCTGCTTGTCAGGATAGCTGACCAAGTTGGATATGTATTCATACAAAATGGGAAACGTTCTATTTCATTTGCACCGTTGGATAATTTTGTAGGCAAAAATGTAGCAGGACTTGGAACTGTGGTAATACCTGATTATGGAACAACCGAGTTTGATACATGTATGTCTGACATTATATCGAAAGTGAAGATATCAATTCAAGGAAAAGGAGAAGCACAAGCAAAAGCTAATGAACAGCTTGCGGCAATACGTGAACAGCTTGCCGCCGCAATGACCGATGAAGATATTCTTGCCTTGATGGAGGCTACAAAACTATTACCTAAAATTATGCGAGTACCCTTCTTTTCTGAGATGCAGAAGAGTCTTGCAGCAAAAGGATTCACTTTCGATCAAGATAAAAAGTTATTCGTGAAAGTATGATACCGCTAATTCGCGTAACAATTTTAGAAGCATTCCGAAAGTACATAGAGCAAAGCGATTATGCCAACTATGAGATAACGGAGCAATCCGTTATTGACAGTATAACAGGCAAGTTCACGGGTAATGTGTATACAAAAATTGGACAGGCATTTCATAAAATAGTGGAAGAAGGTACACCGAAATGTGATAAAGTAGATGCAGGAGAACGTACCTTCCTCCATTATAATAAAGAACAAAAAGAGCCTGTTCCTTGTGGTAGATCCTTTGACATTGAAGGTGATAAAGTGATTATGGATATTGCACAATGCAAGACCGCGCTTTCCTATCGTAACGAATACCCGAATGCTTTTCATGAGATAAGACTGTATAAGGATTTTGGAGATGCTATTATAACAGGATGTGCCGATATGGTGAATGGTGTGGAGATCAGGGATATTAAGACTAAATATTCTTATCCTACCGATGCCGATTACATCAATTCTTGCCAATGGCGATTTTATCTCCAGCTATTCAATTTAGACGTGTTTCACTTTGACTTGTTCATCTTTGAAGAATACGACAAAGATAAGCATGGATATGATGTCAGAGGACTTCCATTGAAACGCTATGAGCCTGCTATTACATGTTATCGTTATGATGGTATGGAGCAGGATAATATGAATCTATTACACTCTTTTTTAGAGTGGGTAGAATACAGAGATTTAACCAAGTATTTATTAAAAGAAAAAATAGAAAATTAATTATGGCAATTTTAAGTGGTTCTATCTGTCTCTCTGATATACCTCGTGAGCAGATGAAGAAAATTAAGTGTAAAGATGGAGTTGAAAGAATCTATGTGAATGTGGCTGTTATCGAACGCAAAGAGAAATCCCGGTTTGGGCATACGCATTTCATCACTTGTTCCCCTAAAAAGGAGGAACGGGTAGAAGGAAGGAACTATGTCTGCGGGGACCTCAAAGAGTTTATACCTCAGAATACATCACCCACCCCAGAGGATATAAATAATGCTCCTAGCGTGTCGGATAATGATCTAGATTTGCCCTTCTGATGAAGTACGATGGCTCTAATCCTCTCCACGTCCAGCAGGCAAGAGCGAAGCTGGAGAAACTGATAAAGGAACAGAAGGTGTTTGAATTGACGGAAAAGAAACCCCAAAGGTCATTGAGCCAGAACAAGTATCTCCATATATGCCTTGCTTATTTCGGTTGCCAAATCGGTGAAACGATGGAATATGTAAAGCGGAACTATTACAAGATTCTCTGCAACAAAGACACTTTCGTCCGTGAGAGAGAAGACAAGTTTTTGGGTCGGATAAAGTATCTACGAAGTTCTTCTGATCTTGACAGCGCGGAGATGAGCCTAACTATTGAGCGGTTTCGGAATTTCGCGAGTGCCCAATGTGGCATATATATCCCATGTCCAGACGAAGAACGTTTGATTCAGTTGATGGAGATAGAGGTCGAACAAAACAAATTTCATATCTGAAACAATGATTATACGAATTAGTGCCTTTATCATTATGGCAATATCTTTCTTGATATTGTTTTACAAGAATGACAGTGATAATTATATGGCTATCCTGTTACAAATAATAGTATGGCTGATGTTGATATATGCTGAACTTTGCGATATAGAATCGCTCCTTTAAGTTATTATCATGAAACTTACTTTGACAAAACAAGAAGTGCTTCTCATCCAGTTACTTCTTCATATTTATAAAAATGAGTTGCCCGATTACGGAACAGAGAAGCATGGCCGTTTTGTCGGGAAGCTGTACAAGAAAATCAAAAGACAAGTTATTAATCAATTAAAATAATATGAAAATTACAATCAACAAACCAACAGAATTTGAAGCGGTCTACTTAGAAGTGGATGCAGGTGTACGCTATTGGAATGACGGATACATCAACGGTATGGAGGATACCGATTGTGAAGAAACGGACGGAAGCCCCCAAATGCCTTGTGCCGAATATATGGGAGAACAACACATGGTGCTGCGTGGTAATAACTGGCGTTGGCGGCCACTGATAGATATTGAAACAGGACGAATCGTCAACTGGTCCCAAGGAACAACTGCCAATGTTCACTATAAAGTGTGCGATGATTTTTATTGTGATATTCTTGATGGAAACAAAAATGTTATCACCTCTTATGACGGCTATGTACCTAAGATTATGTGTCCGGCAGATGAAGGATATGGCGACTACATCATT